ATACGACATTATTTTCCCTGATATGGGGGTTTTGTTTGATGAAGGGGTTTTTATTGAGTTTGCAGATGCAAACGTAACTAGCGTCACGTTGTTCTTCTACGGCGGGGCCTCAGTTTAATGGCTTCTAAGGGAATGGGCATTAAGACCTCGGTCAAGTCGGGCAATTTTCGCCCGACTAAGCAGGGCGCGGGCATGACTAAAAAAGGCGTTGCAGCGTATCGCAAAGCCAACCCTGGAAGCAAACTACAAACGGCTGTAACCGAAGATAACCCCACCGGCAAACGAGCACAGCGCCGTAAATCGTATTGTGCTCGTTCTGCTGGCCAAATGAAGAAATTTCCAGAGGCGGCAAAAGATCCAAATAGCCGTATTCGCCAAGCCAGAAAACGATGGAAGTGCTGACATGAGCGTGGAACGGGAACTAGCCACTCATTCTGTTGAGATTCGTCATATCCAAGACGATATGGATAAGATGATGGCCGATGTGAGTGATATCAAAAAATCTTTGGAAGCAATTAATTTAACCTTGTCAGAAGCGAAAGGCGGCTGGAAAACCCTCATGTGGGTAGCCGGAGCATCAAGTGCGGTGACAAGTTTTTTTATTGGTTTGTACGCATTTTTCAGTGGAAGGTAGAACCATGCCAGCAAAACCCGGCCTTTATGCCAATATCAACGCTAAGAAAAAACGTATCGCTATGGGTTCTGGTGAAAAGATGCGTAAGCCGGGAACTAAAGGCGCTCCTACTGCAAAAGCTTTTATACAATCTGCCAAAACGGCAAAGAAAGGAAGGAAGTAATGGCCAAGTTAAAAATGGTTATGAAGGGCGGTAAAAAAGTTCCAGAATTTGCTGCGGATGGGGTGGGCAAAATGAAAAAAGGTGGCGTAGCAGGCATGCACAAGATGCCTGATGGCACCATGATGAAGAACTCGGCCATGGATAAAATGGGTCGTGCAGTTAAACGTAAAACGGCAGATGTTAAAGGCCGTGCAATGAAAAAGGGGAAATAATCATGGCTGGAAAAGGAATGGGCATTGCAACCAAGGGCGGCGGATGTGTTGAGTCTGGTCCTAAAAACAAAATGATTTCAAAGACCAGCAAAACCAGCGGTCCTGTGATGATGAAAAACGGCGGGGCCGTTAATCAGCACAAGCGTATGGCTATGGGCATGATGGGTGGTGGAATGGCCAAGGGTTACAAAAAAGGCGGAATGTGCTAAATGGCAACTTCTGGTACCACGATATTTGACCTACCAATCGATGAGTTAATCGAAGAGGCATACGAGCGTTGTGGGATGGAGATGACTACGGGTCATCACCTGAAGACCGCTCGTCGATCGCTTAACCTCATGTTTTTGGATTGGGCGAATAGGGGATTAAATTTGTGGACCATTGAGGAAGTGGCTGTTAGCTTGACCGGAACTACTTCTATTACGTTGCCAACGGACACCGTCCAAGTGCTAACTGCCGTAATCAGAGACTTTTCCCAGAGCCCCGCTGTTGATATTACGATTGACCCGATAACTCGAGCAGAGTATCTAGATATTCCGGATAAAAGCACGCAAGCTCGTCCCGCTCAATATTATGTAGAGCGAACGAATATTCCAAAGGTATTTTTCTATCCGACTCCTGGAGGAGGCGGTGGACCATACCAGTTTAGGTATTACAGAATTCGACGGATTCAAGATGCTGGAGATTACACCAATACATCGGATGTAAACTTCAGGTTTTTGCCTTGCTTAGCAGCAGGTCTTGCTTACTATCTATCTCTTAAATTTAAGTCTGAAAGGACTGCCGGATTAAAGCAAATTTATGAAGAAGAGTGGGCTAGAGCCGCTGCGGAAGATCGTGAAACGGCCAGTATAAGTTTCGTTCCTCAGTTGGGGGTATGATGTGGCATACGCAACCGGAAAATTCTCATACGGACTTTGCGATTACTGCGGGCAACGTTACCCCTACAATATTCTGCGAAAAAACTGGCGCGGATTCAAGGTCTGCCCAGAAGATTACGAACCAAAAGAACCGCAACTTGAGCCACTCAAGTTTAATGGCGATGCTGTTGCTCTCTATGAGCCTCGTCCTGATCGGGTTGAGCCGGTTACTGTTTATGTTGGTTCACCTGGCGACTCAGCCTTTCAAAGTATTGGGAGTGCTAACGGGGGCAACAATATGCAGCCCTACCCGGAGCAAGGAGACGTCTTTGGTGTTGGTAATATCGGAACCATTCTTGTTGTTACTTCGTCCTCTCATGCAACTTCAGGAGTCAGTGCAACGGGCTATGTCAACGATGTCGAAGCCTCCGGCAACTCAGTGATTGTAAATACTAGTTCCGTTTCTGCCTCAAGTGCCATAGGAAATGTGTCATGACCTACGACGAATTAGTAACTAATATACGCAACTATACCGAGGTGGATGCCAATGTATTCACCAATGCGGTTATTAATACGTTTATTCTCATGACAGAGAACCGTATCCTAAGGGATATTGATTTAGACGTATTTAAGTTAGAAGTGACTGGTAATTTGACGGCGAACAATAAGTTCCTAACTGCTCCGTCGGATATATTGACCCACCGCTACATGATGGTCACAGATGGAACAGATCAAATCTTTTTAGAGTTTCGCGATACTTCTTTTATGAAAGAGTATTGGGCTGACGGAAGTGTCACTGGTGTCCCTAAATACTATTCCGTATGGGATCAGAATACTTTCTATGTAGCTCCCACGCCCACGTCCGCGTACGCGGTAGAACTTGGCTATATTTATAAACCCGCTCAATTGTCATCTACCAACACTACGACATGGGTAAGTATCAATGCCCCTGAGGCACTTCTATATGGATGTTTGGTCCAAGCTTACAGCTACACCAAAGGTCCTGCTGATATGATTGCTTACTTTAATAATTCCTATAAAGAAGCAATTCAAGGTCTTGGAATCGAGCAACAAGGCCGTCGTCGTCGTGACGAATTCCGTGATGGTATGGCTCGCATATATGTGAAATCAGAAAGTCCAGGTCCATGACAAGTGTTCCAAATCTTGAAGGAAAACGTATAGCAATAGTGGCGATGGGAAAAAGCCACGGCCAGTTCATACTAGCCAAGACCCATTCAATAGATTTTAACGAGGTGTGGGCGATCAACTCCATGGCTGGGGTAATCTTCCACGATCGAGTTTTTATGATGGACCCGGCAAGTCGGTTCTTGGACAGTGATGATTCAGGCACGCAGACGGGGATTATGGCCAAGGTGCTCAAGGAGCATAAAGGTCCTATCTACACCTGCGAGCTAGACCAGAGGTGCCCAGGCCTGGTGGAGTTCCCCCTTGAACCGGTGATGAATGCCTGCCAAACAGGGTACTTTAACAACACGGTGGCATATGCCATAGGCTTTGCAATTGCGGCAAAAGTTGCCGAAATCCACCTTTATGGCATTGACTTTTCGTACAAAGGGTATGTCCACTTCGCTGAAGCAGGGCGGGCAAACTGTGAGTTCTTGCTGTCCATAGCCATTTCTCGCGGCATCAAGGTAGGAATTGCCCAGGATTCTTCGCTTTTGGATACCAATGAACCTGTGGAAAGCAAGCTTTATGGGTATCATCGTTTAGCTGAACCCTTGGTTGTAGGTCTGGAAAATGGGCGTTTTGTGGCTAAAAAATATTCAGAGGTTAAGGATTCTTTGCCCAAAAACGACCCGATGTTGCCCCCAGAAGCTTTGAGGACCTGATATGTTCCAATTACATGCCGGAAAGATGGCTGATCCAACCGTTAAAACCAGTGACTTTGGCGGCCATTCGTGCGAAGATCTAGCAGAACTCTGCGCAGATAAAATTATTAGTGTGGCCGATAACGCTCCTCCGGCCATTCGTGAGCAGGCTAAGTTCTTCCGGGAGCGCGTTCAGAGAGCAGTCTTTGAATATCTTAAACAAGCCAAGCGGGCCGAAAGGGCTACTTGCATCCAAATTTGTGTTCAGGGCGGGGAACAAGACGCCGCCAATTTACTAAGGAGAGTCTAAATGGCTTTTACCACAACCGTAATGCCCACCTCGTTTAAGGTCGAAATCCTTAAGGGTGTGCATAACTTCTCAACCGGCTCTGGCCAGACTTTTAAACTAGCCCTGTACAACAACAGTGCCTCGTTTACGGCTGCAACCACAGCTTACACCACGACCAACGAAGTAGCGGCTTCTGGCTCTTACACGGCTGGCGGCGGTACACTGACTAAGGTTACTCCAGTATCGTCGGGTACGACGGCTTTGACAGACTTTGCTGATCTGTCTTTTACTACGGCAACTATTACCGCCTTTGGCGCCATGATTTATAACGACACCGCTACGGGTAATCCCGCAGTGGCGATTTTAAACTTTGGTGGTGCTAAGACCTCAACTGCGGGCACATTTACGATTGTGTTCCCTGCAGCCACGGCAACTGGCGCGATAATTCGCATTGCCTAAGGATGACTAGGTGGCGACCTACTCCGGTTGGGGTGGTGGCCCATGGGGCGAAACTCCTTGGGGTCAAGATGTCACTTATGTCTACCTAGAGGGGTGGGGGTATGGTGCCTGGGGTCAAACTCCGTGGGGTGAAGGCAGCGCTGGTGTCGAGGGCACCGGCGCTATTGGCACTGTCACGGTCCAAACCCAGCAAAACGCCCTTGTCAACGTCACCGGAGTACAGGCAACTGGCCAAATTGGTCAAGTTACCGTCTTCACAAATGTGGATGTCCTGGTTACCGGGGTATCCGCAACAGGATTTATTGGGCAAGCCCAAGTCACCGGAACTGCAGTCGTACCCGTTAACGGGGTGGCAGGAACTGGAGCAATTGGGAATGCCACCGTCTCGGCAGCCGTGGATGTCCTTGTTACTGGAGTCTCGGCGACAGGATTCATTGGTCAAACTGCCGTCACCGGCAGCGCTGTTGTGCCCCTCACCGGGGTCCAAGGTGTCGGTATCGTTGGAACCGTCACAGCCTCTGGATCGGCCCTCATTACCGTCACGGGAGTCTCAGGTAGCGGTGCTATTGGGACCGTTGCCGTCTCTGGCGGGGCACGTGTCACCGTTACCGGGGTCCAAGCCACAGGATTCATCGGACAAACAGCCCAAACCGGTACCGCAACCGTCCCAGTCACCGGGGTGGCGGCCAGTGGTGCCATCGGTAATGTTGCCATCACAACAGCAGCAGTCATTCAGCTTACCGGGGTACAAGCTACTGGCTTTATCGGCCAAAGCACTATTACTGGCACTGCAGTCGTACCTGTTACAGGCGTTCAAGGCATTGGCCAAATCGGTAACGTTTCGGTCGTCCAAGATTCTACGGTCAACGTTACCGGCGTTTCGGCTACTGGATTTATTGGTCAGGCCTATGCCAGTATCCCTGCCACGGTCCCAGTCACCGGGGTTCAAGGCACTGGAGCAGTCGGGACGGTCGCTGTTCAAGCAACATCTAACGTCAATGTCACGGGAGTTCGAGGCGTTGGCGCAATCGGTCGGGTCACTATTTGGACGACAGTTAATGACAATCAGACGCCAAACTGGCAAAATGTCAACGATTCCCAAGCTGGTGGTTGGGTGATCGTTAATGATTCACAATCCACAACATGGACTCAAATAGCAGCTTAAAGGAACCAACATGACGATTAACTACACCTCCCTTCTTGGCCTCGCCCAGCCAGTCACGGGTACTGAATCGGGCACCTGGGGTACGGTCGTCAATGACGAGATCACGGCCCTTGTTGAGCAGGCGGTTGCGGGCACGGCTAGCATCGACGTAACTGCTGGAAACGTCACTTTGACAGATACGGATGGGGTGTCTAATCAGGCCCGATGTGCCGTATTGCTTATTTCTGGTACGCCAGGAACGAGTCGAAACGTTGTTGCGCCCAGCCAAAGCAAAGTTTATGTGGTAATTAACGGATCGGATGCCGCAATTGTATTGAAGGGCTCTGCCACAACAGGGATTACGATTCCTACGGGAACTAAGACAATAGCGTTTTGGGATGGATCAGATTTTGTGTCTTTAAGCTCGGCAGTGTTTTCTATCTTTGGAACGTCTGCAGCAGGTGGAGCGGCTCGCTTTTACGAAGACACAGATAACGGTACCAATTATATTGGTCTTCAGGCCCCTGCATCAGTTGCCTCAAATGTCACATTTACCCTGCCAAGCACAGACGGTTCAAGCGGTCAGGCAATCGTAACAAACGGTAGTGGAACTCTTTCTTTTGGTAGTGCAGGTATTTCCACGGGTAAATCAATAGCAATGGCAATGATCTTCGGATTCTAGTGTCCCTATTTAAGGAGTAAGTAATGGCAAACCCAAATATTGTTAACGTCACGACGATTTACGGTAACTCGTCTAGTACGTCTCTCACAACAACTAGCGCAACATCTCTAGTCAGCAACGCTGCGGCAAGCGGGAAGGTCTTCAAGATCAACTCAATTGTTGCGGCTAACGTGGATGGTACATCTGCGGCTGACATCACGATCAACGTCTACAGCGCAGCGGCTCTAGGTGGAACGGCGTTTCCAATCGCTTCGACCATCTCTGTCCCGGCTGATGCCACGCTGATCATTACGGACAAGACGACATCTTTTTATCTGCTTGAGAACCAGTCCATCGGTGCAACAGCAGGCTCGGCAAGTGACCTAGTGGTTACTGCTTCTTGGGAGGAGATAAACTCCTAATAGGGGCTTATCAATAAAGAGGACTAAAGATGCCCATTCACGGCTACCCCGGTAACGTAATTACCGCCAATCCAACAGCACCGACAGTTAGTTCGGCTTCTGGCGTTTGGACTACTGAGCAGCAACTGATAAACCAGTCTGCCGGTAGGTGGCCTATGGCGGCTACGCAGATCAGCAGAAGTCTCAGGTTCAATAGCGCAGACTCGGCGTACCTGAATAGGACTCCTGCTAGTGCTGGGAACAGAAAGACTTGGACTTGGAGTGGGTGGGTTAAGCGGAGCCAAACAGGAGCCAACCATGGTTTATTTACAGCAGGAACTTCATTTGGTGTTAACAACAATGACCTTCAAACAATTTCGTTTACTGGCTCAGATACACTAGAACTTGCTTCTGAAGTAAGCGGTTCAACTCAGTATCGTTTAATTACAACACAAGTTTTTCGTGATCCTTCAAGTTGGTATCATGTACTTGTTTCCTTTGACACAACGCAAGGAACTTCTAGTAATAGGATCAAACTTTACATAAACGGTGTTCAAGTAACTGTCTTTGGAACATCTACTTACCCATCCCAAAACTATGATGGATGGATAAATTCTACAAATTCTCACCGAATTGGACAGAGAACTGGTATTGATCTCAACGGCTACCTCACCGAAGTAAACTTCATTGACGGCCTAGCCTTAGACCCGTCCTACTTTGGGTTTAACGACTCCAACACAGGCGTGTGGACACCTCGGCAGTACACAGGCACATACGGCACTAACGGCTTTTACCTAAACTTCTCAGACAACTCTAATACCACGGCTGCGACCCTTGGTAAGGACTACTCAGGCAACGGTAACAACTGGACACCTAATAACTTCTCTGTAACCGCTGGTGCTGGCAATGACTCCTTAGTAGATTCGCCCACGGCCTACGGAACCGATACTGGTGTTGGTGGTGAGGTGCGTGGGAATTATGCAACTTGGAATCCGCTTGACCAAGTTCAATCATCTACTTTCAGTAACGGAAATCTTGATGTTGTAACAGGAACCACAACTGTATTTGGCGCAAGAGGAACAATTGCTGTATCAAGCGGCCAATGGTATTGGGAAGTAACGCCAACTGCTGGTGTTGCAACGGCAGATTGCATTATTGGAATTGACAGTGCAATAACCCCAATCAATTCATCAACAGCACAGAAAAATGTTGGAGCAACGGCAACTTCTTACGGTTATCGTGCGAGCGGACAAAAAATAACCAGCAGTTCGTCAACATCCTATGGAAATTCATATACAAATAATGATGTGATTGGCGTTGCCCTAAATTTAGACGCTGGTGAAATTAAGTTTTATAAGAATGGTGTTGTGCAAAATTCTGGCACAGCCGCATTTACTGGATTATCTGGTTCATTTTATCCTGCGTTTTCGGATGGTGATCCGTCTAATGCTTTGACTGTTACCACCAACTTCGGTCAAAGAGCCTTTGCCTACACCGCCCCCTCTGGCTTCAAAGCACTCTGCACACAGAATCTGCCTACGCCGACTATCGGTGCAACTAGCACGACACAGGCAAACCAGTATTTTGATGTAAAACTTGCCACGGGGTCTAACATTGGTTCCGTTACGCTGGGGGCTTTTTCCAGCGTACTAGCGTGGATCAAGGATCGTGCAAACATAAACAACCATCAGTTGCTAGATAGTGTTCGGGGGACTAGCGGATCGGACGTTCTTCAATCAAACACAACATCAGGCACGGTTTCTTACAGTACGCCGACGGGAAACTCTGTGGGGTGGGTATGGAAAGCCAACGGTGCTGGCTCCTCTAACACGGCTGGCACTATTACCAGCACAGTCAGCGCAAACACTACTAGCGGGTTCTCGATTGTTACTTATGCGGGTAACGGCTCAAGTGGGGCTACAATCGGTCACGGTCTTGGTGTGGCGCCAAGTATGTTTATTGTCAAAAGCAGAGGCACTACTGATTCGTGGGGCGTTTATCACGTTTCTCTCGGGAACACAAAAGGTTTGTATTTGGAGACAACGGGTGCAGCAGTCACAAGTTCTGCTTTTTGGAACAACACCTCTCCAACATCAACTGTATTTTCAGTAAGTAATAACAGCATCAACAACGCAAGTTCTACAAACTACGTTGCCTACTGCTTCGCACCCGTGGCTGGCTATTCTGCTTTTGGAAGTTACACGGGCAATGGTTCCTCGGACGGGCCTTTTGTTTACACGGGGTTTAGGCCGAGATATGTGATGATTAAACGTACAGACAGTACATCTGATTGGACTATTTATGACACATCAAGAAGCACATACAACCAAATGAATCTTGCTTTGTATGCAAACCTTTCTAATGCAGAAGGAACAACAATCATTGTGATAGATACGGTGTCCAACGGAATCAAAATTCGCAATTCAAATGCAGACACAAATGCCTCTGGTGGAACCTACATTTACGCCTGTTTTGCCGAATCACCCTTTAAGTACAGTTTAGCCCGATAGGATCGACATGGACTACCCCGGTAAAGTCATAACCAAGAATCAGGTAACTCCTACCCAGACCTCTGCTACGGGTGTATGGACGCTGGACGATGCTGCTGCTGCGGTCAAGAACAACAACTGGCCCGTGGCTGGTGTACCTAACCCAATCTCTAAAAGCCTGAGATTCAACACACCAGATGCCGCTTATTTAAATCGCACACCCGCAAGCGCCAGTAACAGAAAAACATGGACTTGGTCGGGTTGGGTTAAACGGAGTGTCATAGGCTCTGCTGTTCAACAGGGCTTAATTGGGTGTTCTAGCGGGACAACTGATTCAACCTTTATGAATTTCCAGTTTACCGGGGATCGTTTAGGTCTTGGTTTATATACGCAATACATACTGTTGACCACCCAGTTATTCCGTGATGTAGGTGCTTGGTATCACATTGTTGTTGCTTTAGATACTACCAATGCAACCGCAGATAATAGATGCCGGATGTACATAAACGGGGTTGAAGTTACCGTTTTTACCACTAGAAACAATCCAACATTAAATGCTGATTACGGAATAAACCAAGCAACTCAACACGATATTGGTAGGGCTGAATACACAAACAGTACTTGCATGGGCGGCTACATGACCGAGATCAACTTCATCGATGGTCAGGCGCTGACACCATCTTCATTCGGCATGACCGATCCTGTAACGGGTGTGTGGGAGCCGTTGAAGTATTCAGGTACATACGGCACAAACGGGTTCTACTTGAACTTTAAGGATGCCACCAGCACGACCACGCTAGGTCTGGACTACTCTGGCAACTCGAACACGTGGACAACCAATAACTTCTCTGTAACGGCGGGTGCGGGTAACGACTCCTTGACCGATGTGCCTACCCCGTGGATCGTGTACAACACCACAGGCGATGTAGGTGGGGTGGTTAGAGGGAATTACTGTACTTTGAACCCTCTTGATGAACCCTCAACCTATGCGGCGGCTGGAACTCCTGTTAATGGAAACCTAGACTTCTCTGTTAGTAACGATGCGGCAGCAGGGGCAACTTTTGCAGTGTCAAGCGGTAAATGGTACTGGGAGATGACTGTTGTATCAGGACATACCGCAGGGTCAAATACTATCTGGACAGCAATAACATCAATTAACCCAAGTTCCTCTAATAAACTTGCTTGGCAATCCGGTTCTGGTTCAAGGAGTTATGCCACGACTGGATTGAAATTCAACGAAAATACAAGTTCCAGTTACGGCAATACATATACCAACGGCGATGTCATTGGATGCGCTTTAGACCTTGATAACGGAAAAGTTTACTGGTCTAAGAACGGTACATTTCAAGCGTCGGGCGATCCGGTTGCGGGTACTAACGCTGCCTTTACAGGGCTAACAGGAACATGGCTTCCGGAGGCTACACAAAATGCTGGTGTAACTGCTTGGAATTTCGGTCAACGCCCCTTCGCCTATACGCCGCCATCCGGGTTCCGGTCGCTATGCACGACTAACTTGCCAGCATCGACTGTGTTGAAGGGCAGCGATTACTTTAATCCAATATTGTGGACAGGCGATGGCGCCAATCCAAGAAGTCTTACTGGAGTTGGTTTTCAGCCAGACTTTGTTTGGATTAAATCAAGAAGCAATGCTTATGCGCATCGTTTAGCAGATGCGGTAAGGGGTGTTGGTAGAGAGTTGTTTTCAAATAGTACTTCGGCAGAAGTAGTAAATAATAATAATGGAAGCGTACAGGCTTTTAATAGCGACGGTTTCACGTTAAGTGGGTCAACAAGCACTAGCGATGTAAATGGTAGTGGTCTTACATTTGTCGCATGGAACTGGAAAGCCAACGGTGCTGGCGTAACTAATACTGCGGGTAGCATAACCTCAACCGTAAGCGCAAACACTACCTCTGGGTTCTCAATTGTTACTTATACCGGCACAGGCTCTAATGCCACGATTGGGCATGGCCTTGGTGTTGCGCCTAGTATGGTGATTGTGAAGAATAGAAGTACAACAACGGACTGGCTTATTTATCATGTGTCTTTGGGTGCAACTAAAAGCATAGCATTTGATACAGCCGCCGCAATTACATCGTCTACAAGATGGAATGACACCGCACCAACATCAACCCTTGTTTCAATAGGCACTTCAGCCGGAGTAAACGGAAGCGGGAATTCAATGGTTGCCTACTGCTTTGCCGCTATCTCAGGCTTTTCTGCGTTTGGATCGTACACAGGTAACGGCAGCGCAGACGGGCCGTTTGTTTACCTTGGCTTCCGTCCTGAGTTTGTGATGATTAAAAATGCGTCTGCAACAGGAGATTGGTTTATTTATGACACAGCAAGAAACACATACAACGTTGCAGATAACCGATTAAAACCAAATTTATCAGATGCAGAAGGAACTGGAGGAAGTTTTGGCCCAGATATTCTGTCTAATGGTTTTAAGATGCGTTCTAATTTTGGTGAAATGAATGGTTCTGGAAACACCATAATTTACATGGCCTTTGCCGAAAACCCATTCAAAAATGCTTTAGCCCGATAATTTTTTAAGGAGAACATTATGTTCGCAGTAGTTCAAAACGGTAATATCGTTCAACTCATCCAGCCGGATGTAGCCTTTGTCATTGGCGAGAAGCAATACTCAGCCAGATTTATCCGCAACGCTACCGATGCAGAGCGTAAGTCTGTTGGTGTCTACGAGGTCATCTACGGTGAGCAACAAGACCAGCGGTTCTACTGGGTAAGTGGCCCATCCTACCGTGTCAACGAGACCAACCAGACGGTTGAGGCTACCTTTACTGCCACTCCTAAAGAACTTGAAGACCGCTTAGAAGTTAAGGAAGACGGCACCCCGCTGTACGTGCAGACCTACAACGCCCAGACCCAACAGATGGAAGATACAACCGAACAGGTTGTTACTAAGGGCCTCAAGTCACAGTACGTAGCCCAGACCAAGCAATCCGCAGGTTTACTGTTGGCTGCAACTGACTGGATGGTAATCCGCAAGGTTGAGCGCAATGTGGACGTCCCTGCCGCAACCCAGACCTACCGTGCTGCTGTGGTCGCCGAGTGTGCTCGTTTAGAGACAGCTATCTCCGGTGCCGCTTCGGTCGAGGCTCTGATTGCTGTAGTTAACGCCCAGAACTGGCCCCAGGCATGAAAGCTCTAATCGAAGCCGCTACGGTAGATGGCCAGGTCTCGGCGAAGCACGAGATCGAAATCTTTTGCCCGAACTGCGCACGTGATGTGGATGCACAGGAGCTATCCAATCAGGTCTGTAGTGACTGCGGCTTTGATCTGAGCGAGCCAAAGCAAAACGTGGCCATACACGTCACCACCCTTCCGGCTGCAGGAGGCAAGATTTTCTGATGGGTGTCTGGGCGTTGACTTTTTTATTTTTATTGCTACCTTGGGTTCTGTTTATTTAGGGACAGGGGAATGAATTTTGTCAGATTTAGATCCGATTATTGGTACCGCAAAGGCGGCAACCCAAAGCATTAAGTCTGCCATTCAGTCTGGCAAGGAGATAAGTTCAGCCGTTGAATCGATTCAAAACTTTGGTATGGCGGAGGTCAAAGCCCGCCACGCTTTTAAGACGGTACGTAAGAGCCAGGAAGGCGAAATCACAATCATGACCGCTATGAGTGAGTGGCGCAGGCTAGATCAGATTCGCCGCATGGAGTTGGAAGTAAAAGACTTTCTGATCCAACAGTTTGGGCATTTCAAGGGTGAGGAAGAGTTTGAGAAGGTCAAGAAGATTAAAGAAGACATGATTGCTCGTCATACCAAAAACAAAGACGAGCTAGGTCGGGATGTCAAGAAGTTGCGAGAGTTGCAGATTATTTGTGTGATGCTGGCGTTTATGGTTGTCACTATTTATTACATCATGAAGGGTCATCTGTAATGGCTGAGGAAAAACTAAACGCTAACGACACGCTCTCCAAGGTGCTGGCGTACGTTGACTCGCCCTTCAAACTTATTGCCCTGATCCTCATGGCGGTGCTGGCCTTTGGTGGCTGGATGCTGTATGACAATAAAGACCTAATCGTAGGTACTTATAAAGAGCATCAGAAGTTGCCGGACATTGTGGAAGACCGGGTTGAGGACGCTGTAGCCCATCTGTTTAAGACCACGGGGGCCACTACCGTGGCAGTGTTTAAGGTCAACCCCTTGCTTGGAACCCGTGTGCAATATCGGGCCTACACCAAAGAAGGCAGGGACAAGACTAACGACGGGCTGGATGTAGGACTATTTACGACCAACCAAGCCAATAATCAGGACGTAGTTAACCTCATGGCAGGCAATGTTCCGTGCGGTGAGTACAAGGCGGCGCAGTCTGAGATTGGCCTTTGGTACATCGAAAAAGGTATGCGGTTTGGGTGCAGGATCAGTATCCCACCCGAGCCAAGTCGGTTTATAGGACAGATTACCGTAGGCTGGGATAAACCTCCCGCTGATTTAGACCAGACCAGGGCGATGCTCAATATCGCCGCAACCATGCTTTCAAGGAGTAAGAAATAATGTTCCCAATTGCTGCTTTGTTATCCATCGGTGAAAAGGTGCTGGACAAGGTATTACCGGATCCAGAAGCACGGGCCAAGGCCCAGGCAATGCTTTTAGAGATGCAGCAAAAAGGCGAGCTTGCCCAATTGCAAGCGGACATGAACGAGCAGGATAACCTGACCAAGCGGGCTGAGGCTGACATGAAGTCGGACTCTTGGCTGTCCAAGAATATTCGTCCTATGACCCTGGTCTACATCCTGACTGCCTACCTGGCTTTGGCTATCATGGATGCCATGGGGTTAGACATATCCGATAATTTCGTATCTTTGCTGGGCCAGTGGGGCATGCTGGTGATGTCATTTTATTTTGGAGGACGCACCCTTGAGAAGGTCATGGATATGAAGGCCAAGCAGAAATGAACCTGACCGCTAACTTCACCTTGTCTGAGCTAGTCAAAAGCGATACCGCTTTGCGGCATGACATGGATAACACACCTGGGGAGAAAGAAATTGAAAACCTTAAAACTTTGGCTGAGAAAGTTTTGCAGCCTATTCGGGACCATTATCAAAAAGGCGTCAAGTGTAACTCGGGCTACCGGGCGCCGGAAGTTAACCAAAAAGTCGGTGGATCACGGACCTCGGACCACTGCAAAGGGCAAGCAGCGGACATCGAAATCCCAGGCGTCCCAAACGCGGACCTCGCCCAATGGATCACGGAAAACCTCGACTTCACGCAAGTCATCCTCGAGTTCTACACGCAAGGTGTCCCGGACAGTGGCTGGGTCCACGTCAGCTACGACCCGGAGAACCTCAAGAAACAAGCCTTGACCGCTGTCAAGCAAAACGGTAAAACGGTGTATCTACCAGGACTTGTTGCTTAAATGGCCTACTTTCGACTAGCTCTCAAACCCGGCATTGACAAACAGAACACCGAGTACGGTGCCGAAGGCGGCTGGATCGACGGCGACTACATTCGGTTTCGTTATGGCCTGCCAGAAAAGCTTGGCGGCTGGACTCCGTTTAGCGGTTCAGAAGTCTACTTAGTAGGGATGAGTAGTGAGGTATTTACATGGAATGCTTTGGATGGCACTCCTTATGTAATGGTCGGGACCGATAAAAAACTATACGTTAGTTCTGGTGGAAACTGGGCAGATGTCACACCAATCCGGGCAACAACCGCGCCTGGTGGAGTTACTTTTGCGGCCTCTACTGGAAGCAATATTGTTACTGTGACGGACCCAAGCCACGGGGCAATTAGCGGCGACTTTGTTACTTTCTCTGGCGCGGTATCCCTTGGCGGGAATATCACGGCTGCGTTATTAAATGCTCAGTTTCAAATCCAACAGGTAACAGGGTCTAATACATATACCATCCAAGTGGGTGCAACCGCTAACTCTTCTGACAGCGGTAATGGTGGGGCCTCAGTGGTGGGAACTTATCAAATCAACGTAGGAACTGACGTAAGCTATTTTGACTTTGGATGGGGCACAGGTACTTGGGGGCTGTCAACTTGGGGCACTCCTCGTCCGGCATCTGCGGCAACTGCGTTGTATTCCAGGGTCTGGCAGTTTGATAACTACGGTGAAGATGTTGTTTGCCAACTGGTTGACGGCGGGATATATCTGTTTGACACCAGCGGCGGAGCCATCACAGCCAACAAGGCAACGGCGATTTCAGGGGCTCCGACAAAGTCAACGTATGCTCTTGTATCTACCCCAGACAGGCACCTTGTGTGCTTTGGAACAGAATCCACGGTAGGAACACCGTCAAGCCAGGATCCAATGTTTGTACGGTTCTCCAACCAAGAGGATATAAACACGTTTACGGAAACCGCTACCAATACGGCAGGTGGTCAGAGGTTGACAGACGGAAGCAAGATCGTAACGGCCATACGTTCTCGTGGACAGATATTAATATTCACCGACACTTCCGTACACGGCCAGCAATATGTAGGCCCACCATATACCTTTGGATTTACACAGTTGGGTGCCAACTGCGGCTGTATTGGCCCACACGCAGCGGTAGACGTCAATGGACTAGCCTTCTGGATGGGCACGGAAGCGTTCTATCTCTTTGATGGTACCGTGAAAAAGATGCCTTGCACGGTCCAAGACTTTGTCTTTAAGGATATTAATCTAGTACAAGGGACCAAGGTCCATGCTGGTGTTAACTCACAGTTCAACGAGGTAACCTGGTGGTATTGTTCATTTACCAGCGACTACATTGATCGCTTTGTGAGCTATAACTATTTGGAAAACGTATGGTCTGTGGGCACCATGGCAAGAAGCGCTTGGACGGACATTGGAACATACGACAAACCGTTGGCCACTCAGTATTTGTCTTCTAGTACAGCGACCCCAACAGGATCGACCATTTACGGCTTGACGGCTGGGCGTTCACTTGTGTTTAACCAAGAAGATGGGGTAAATGGTAATGGCACTGCGATTAATGCGTATATTAAGTCCGGCTATTTTGACCTTGGTGATGGCGATAACATGCTGCTTATGTCTCGCTTTATACCTGATTTTAAGAACCAGGTCGGCAATCTTACAGTGCACCTATTACTTCGGCCTTATCCCCAATCCACAGCCAGCCCCTCCTCCCTCGACCCGTATGTCATTACGCCGACTACGCAGAAGGTTGATACACGGGCAAGGGGACGGCAGATAAGCCTTAGGATAGACAGCAGTGATTTAAACACTAACTGGCGGTATGGTACGTTGCGTGTAGATATTCAGCCGGATGGGTTGCGATGAGCAAAATAACCAATGTTCGCTTACCGGATACCTCATCTACCGCTGTCTATGACCCACAAAAGTTTAACCAACTTGTGCGGTCTCTTGAGCAAATTATTCTTCAACTTAACACAACCTATACTCCGATTACTTCTGAAAACACACTTGGAGCATTATCTTGGTTCGAGGCAAACGGAGGGCAGTGTGAAATGAATTCAGGCTCATCAACACCAGTATCGATAGGCGGCACCAACGTAGATGCGTTTGGCAGACTACGGGTAAGTGAGCCCTACAGCCTATTTGACAGCCAAAGCCGTTACGCTGCTGACAATCAATTTAGCACCTCTACATCTGGTACTGGGACATCGACATTTAACACCAATCAGTCCAGCGTTAGTCTGGCTGTGACGGGTGGTGGCGTTGGTTCTGTGGTGCGTCAGTCATTCCGCAATATGCTGTATCAGCCGGGGAAAAGCCTGTTGGTTCTAGCAACCTTTCAGATGGACAACGGCACTTCTGCCAACCTTAGTCAAAGTGTTGGGTACTTTAATACCCAAAACGGGCTGTTCTTCCGTCGTACCGGAGGGGTTAATGCGCTCGTATTGCGATCAAATACTTCTGGCAC